GGAGATCGTCATGGTGGTTCAATGTTCTGTGTGCAAGAAAGTTGTAATCGCACCTGATGATCCTACGCCTGAATCATTGCATCTCTACAGCATGTTCGATGATGCCTGTAAGTGTGGCGCCGTGAATTATTGCAAAGTCACGAATGTAATTATGGCTAAGAAGGATGCTCGGCGTTGGTGCACAGTCGCAGAAGACTGGACACCCTACAAACCACGCAGCTAAATTCACAGCAAAAATGCGTCATATTACATGTACAGGTATTTACCTGTGCGCCAGTAAGGACTACTGGCTCTTGGACGGAGGTATCGCAGTGATTAACACAGAAGTGCTTGTAACCGAGCAAGCGGCCATGGAAGTGGCCGTAGTCCTCTCCGGGATTATTCCCGGAGAGGTTGTGACCCCACAGGAGCAAAGCCTCTATTTGGAGGCTTTGCGCGCGGCGCGCAGCCACCTCCCGCCGGGAGGGAAAATTAGATGGCAACAAAACGGAAAGCTGACCGATGCAGCTAAGCATGTGTTCGAGCAGACTTTTAAGTCTGTTCGGCACATGCTGGACATTTAATCCTTAGGCTAGGACATCCGGGTAACTCCCGGGTGTCCTAGTCTTTTTTTTAGCTATCAGAGAACCGAACTTGTACCAAAACCTCTTCTTTCATACACTTGCAGCTACCAACCTTGTGGAGTATTCAACGCATGTCTGATCCAATGGTGTTGTCTGAAGGTACTAAACGTTTTACACCTGACGACGCGCATTATCACCAGCCAGACGATAGACAAAGGTATTTGCTAGGGGGCGGTATCACTGGGGACTACGCTGTCATTCCCGGTTCTTACGGCAAGAATGACGGACGCAGTAAAGGCTTTGATCACAACGTTCCTGATGTTGTCTGTGTGGACCCCGACGAGAAGGGTGGCAACATCGTCGTGGATCTGGCCAACATTGACAAAGCCACATATCAGCGTGTATTTGCCAAGCATGGTGCAGAAGATCCGGTTAAGATCTTTGCTGAACTCAGTGCTGCCAAGAAGCTTCCCACTAAGCGTGCCGCAGCCAAGGCAGATCGCGTAAACCATTTGATGCCAAACACTTATATTGTGCCTAAAGCTGACAGTGAGGGTAGTCCTGAAGATTACGTTATTCCCACCAACACAACATCTTCTGAACCTGTGTTGCCGCCTATCGGTAGACCTGCAATCTCCGAAGCCTCTGCACCACAACCTACTGATTCCAATAACTTGGTCATCGCTCAACTCATGGCGCAGGTATCTCAACTTGCGGCCATGATGCAATCTAGTATGGCTAGATCTGAACCTGTGCCTTCACCTGTTACGAAGACCGTTAAACCTGAGGAGCCCGTCATGTCAGAAGATGCACCAGACGTAAGTGGCAGCGTGGGTTATGAGGCCTTGGAAATTCCTTTTGTGACAGGACCTGTTCCTCAGAAAGCCAAGACCCAAGTATTTATTGAGCTTCCCGGCTTTGGGTCTATGTCCACTTGGTTTCACGGTATTTTTACGGGTGATGGGTGTGTGGTCCTTGTATATGACACGCGCTACGCTGACGGCCAACAGTTCTGCCCGCCGTACAACCAAGAGACTCATCCAGATGGTTTGCCTCTCAAGGTCATCGTTCCAGCACCCAAGCCCAACAAAACCAAAGAGAAGGACAAGATCTTTGATACCAAGTATTTTGGCCTCAAGTTTGCGTTCGGCGTGTTTGACTGCATCATTCTTGTTACAGTAGATAAAGATGACGCTGAAGCTGTGGATGATTGATGGAGTTCTGTCATGATTGAAAAGCGCGGTATTATTACTGAGCAGACACCCGACAGTCCCATCCAAAAGGGTTGTTCGGGTAAATGTGGCAGTGCTTGTTCTACAGAGAAGCAAGCCGAGTCCGCCGTGGATCAGCACATAGCTTCCCGGTTGATGGACGAAGCTGCGGATGCCTGCCGCCGCAAGTAATTCAATAAGCACTTATAAGGAATGGCAGCATGACTTCGGCGTTGATGCGTGGGCAGTTCACACGTTTCTCGGGACTTGGCGGTGGCGCTGAGTTTCCAGATCCGTTCATGGACGTAGCCAGTCTCTCCATTCCACAAAACATCAGATCAGCTTTGTACTGGTGTGAGTTTATTTGGAATTACCATGGCACCTATCGTATGGCCATGGAACGCATCATCAGTTACTTCCTCACTGATGTCATTATCGACGGGGCTTCTGAAGACGAAAGAACTAAGTGGGAAGAATACCTTAGAGATGACTTGGACATTATCGGTGAGATTCAAAAAGCCTTGCGCAATCGTATGTGCTATGGCAACGGTTTTAGTAGTGTCGTTGTTCCTTTCCGTAGGTTTCTAAGTTGTCCCAAGTGTGGCTACCAAGCGCCACTCAAGGAAATCTTTGAGAATAAGGTTTTCAATTTTTCATGGTCGATGCCTGACTTCATCGCCACGTGTCCTGTGTGTAAGACACGGGGCAAAGAATCTTACAGAGGTCCATGGAAAGTTAAGGACGAGAAAGACGAAACCAAGATCAAGGTCAAGCATTGGAACGTACACGAAATCGAATTGCTGCATGATCTTTACACAGAAGACGTGCATTACATTTGGCGTATCCCTGAAGACTATAGGCGCCAGATCAGACAGGGTAATCTGTTTCACCTAGAACGCGTGGACATGGAAGTGTTGAAAGCCGTTCAGCACAATCAAGTATTCCGTTTCCACCCTGATTCTATTTATCACATGAAGGAACCTACGCTTTCGGGCATGATCAATCGTGGTTGGGGCATTCCGAGGTTGTTGTCCAACTTCAGGCAGATCTGGTACGTACAGGTTTTGCACAGATTTAACGAAGCTATCGCACTTGATTACGTCATTCCTTTTAGGATCATCACACCACAGCCACGACAAGGCGCAGGTGGTCCTTCGGGTGGTGCGAGCGATCCCCTGATGATGTATGACGGGGGTGACTTCCGTAATCAAGCTCTGCAAATGATTCGACGTAGGCGTAGAGACCCCGCCTCAATTCAAGTTTTCCCGTTCCCCGTTAATTTCCAGATGTTTGGTGCCGATGCCAAGCAACTGGCTCCGACAGATCTTATTGCTCAAGGCTATGAACGCCTTTTGAATGACTGCGGTACGCCCGTGGAATTGTACAACGGTAGCCTCCAACTTCAGACCGCTCCTGTGGCTCTAAGGTTGTTTGAAGCTACACACCATCCATTGGTTAATGATGCCAATAGGTTTTTGCGTTGGTTGACTTCAGAGATCAGCCGTATTCGCTCGTGGGAAACCGTCAAGACGTCCCTCAAGAGGATCACGATTGCGGACAACCTCGAAAAGCAAATGATGGCTGCGCAGATGATGATGTCTCAGCAGCTGTCGGGTTCCACTGTGCTGCGCGACATGGGTTACGACTGGCGCCAAGAGCAGAAGCAGATTTCGGAAGAAGCACGGTTCCAGTCCGAAACGCAATCTCGGATGCAGGAAGAAATGGAACAGCAGGGATTTGCGCAGCAGATCGCCAAAGGTCAGACAGGCGATCCAGCCGCAGGTGGTGCTGCTCCTCCCGGCGGCGGTGCTCCTCCTCAAGGTGGCGCAGCTCCTCCCGCTGGTGATCCTTCACAAGGTGGTATGCCTCAAGGACCTGTCACGCAGTATCTGGCGGCAACAGGACCTAACGTTCAGCAGACACCTCAGGATATGATGGCAGCTGCGGACAGTATTGCGCAGCAGTTGCTTGGTATCCCTGAAGGTGTTAAGGATTCGGAACTGCGTAAGTTGAAGCAGGCCAATCCTACGATGCATGCGCTGGTCAAAGAGCGCATGACGCAGCTGCGGCGCGAGACAAAGACAAATGCCGCAAATGGTGCCGCCATGGCGCAACAAGGTGGCGGCGCACCGCCTCCGCAATAAGGAGATAGAGAGGTAAGCATGGATCGCTTATGCGTAATCATTCCCACCTACGGTAAATTTGATTATGCGGCCAAGGCAGTGACCTCAGCTATAGAATCGGCATTTGCTGTTGAAGCGCATGTTTTTCTTGTAGATGATGCCAGCCCTGATTTTCATGAGAGGGATGC